CTAACCGCGAATACCTGAGGAACATCCTCAATCAGTTAGCCGGCGAAGTCGCCGCCCTCCGCCCGACCCCCGAAGACTCCGTCACCCTCGCCGGGTCTGATCTGATGCAACTCCAGATCGCCATCAACGAGGCCGCCACCGAACTCGAGCGCCTTGACGTCGAGAACATCGAGGAGGCCTATCACATCAAGCCGATCTATGACCGCATCAAGGCCGTCATCGCCCATGAGCGCGTCCTCCGCAATCAGCTCGACCGCGTGGCCCTCGCCGCCGACAACGCCATCGACCTCTGCAACCTCCTTTCCGCCCACGTCGAAGAGCACAACCCTAACGACGAAGACGAAGCCCTCTGAACTTTTCCCACCATGCCACAAATCCACGACCGCAAAGAATACCGCGCCTTCCCGGCGCTGAACCAGTCCGCCGCGAAGAAGTTCCTCGAGGGCTCACCGGCTCACTACCAGGCCTACATCAACAGCCCGCACGAAGAGACGAAGGCCATGCGCTTCGGAACCTTCGTTCACTCCGCGATCCTTGAGCCCCACACGCTCAACGACCTCTACGCCACCGCCCCGGAGGTCGACCGACGCACCAAGGAAGGCAAGGAGACTTGGGCAGCCTTCCAGACCGCCAACGTAGGCAAGACCATCCTCGACTATGAAGAGTCCGCCCTCGGGCATCTCGTCGCCTCCTCCGCCCGCTTCGCCCTCAAGCGCCTCGGCGTGGAGTTCGACGCGACCGAGGTCATGTATCACGTCGACTACAATGGCGTCCCGCTCAAGGCCGCCATCGACGGCGTGGCCGGTGACTACCTTTGGGACATCAAGACCACCGACGACGCGTCAGCTGCGGGCATGCTCAAGGCGATCAGGAACTACCGCTACAACCTCCAGGCCTATTGGTACCGCCTCGTCTACGAGCTCGCGACCGGGCGCCGCCCTCTCGGCTTCCGCTTCCTCTTCATCGAGAAAGAGCCGCCTTTCGCCTGTGCGATTTGTGAGGTCGGCCCTGAGCTCATGTCCTGGGCCATCGCCGACTTCGAGAAAGCCGTGACCCTGTATAAGGAATGCACGGCCTCCGGCGTCTGGCCCGCCTACCCGGACGACATCCAGGTCATCGACGTGAAGTCCACGACCACCGCCGCCCCCATCAACTTCGCCTAACACATGGAACCCAACAATGACCGCAAGCCCCTGAAGTCCATCGAGACGGCAGGAACCTATAAACTCAAACTCATCAAGCCCGCCTTCGATAAGATCCGCGCATGGGAAGACGGCACCGTCTCCTGCCGCCTCTTCTTCCTCGACGACCAGGGCAACTGCCTGAGCAAGTCCTTCTCCTCGAAGTGGGGCAAGCCTCTGGCCATGCTCGTCGGCAAGTTCTCCGGCAAGTTCACCGAAGAGCTGCGCCTTGACGCGACCCCCGCCGAGTTCATGGAATACATTACCCCGGCCTGTGGCAAGACGTGCCTCCTCGGCGTCGAAGCCGAGCCGTCCGGCGAGTATAACGGCAAGCCTCAATACAAGTACAAGCTGACCTACCCCAAGGGCAGTCAGAAGCCGACCGTCTCCGAGCCCCTGCCAGACAACCCGCCCTTCTGATGAACAACCTCGCCAAAATCCGCGAGGCCCTGGTCGACGCGCTGCTCAAGGCGCCCGACCTTAACCTCCGCCGCGTGCGTCGTAAGCTCGGCCTCTCCGGCCGTCAGACCCGCATCGCTTCCCGAATCGCAAAAGCCACGCGCAAGGCCTCCGCCGCCGCATGACCACCATGTCCGCCCCGACCCTTGTCCTGATTTCCGGCTTCGCAAGGGCGGGGAAGGACACCCTCGCCTCGGGCATCCTCGAATGGTCGACCCGTCCGTCCCGCAAGACGAACTTCGCCGACTACCTGAAGGACGCGGGGAATGACTTTCTCATGTCCCTCAACCTAGAGGGAAACTTCCACGACGATCGCTTCAAGACCCTACATCGGGACTTCCTCGTGGCTGGCGGACGCCTCGCCCGCTCCCTGGACGTCGACATCTTCGCCAAGAACCTCGCCAACTTCTGCCCGATCCAGATGGCGCCCGGTGAACTGGCCCCCGAGACGGTCGTATGCAGTGACCTGCGGTATGCGAACGAGGTCTCCGTCTGTCAGGACGTGCTCATCGACCTCGGCTGGAAGGTGCGCACCGTCTACGTCGCCACCGCCGGCATCGGCCCCGCCAACCAGGAGGAGATGGACAGCATCCTCGAGATCCGCGAGAAGCACGCCTTCGACCTCGAGCTGACCTTCGCCCCTAACTCGCGGAATACGATCCTCATGGAGGGCCGCTACATCGCGAAGACATGGAGGCTCTAGTAATGAATGACGACCTGAGCATGGACGAGCGCATAGCCTGGGCCAGACGCTCAGGCCTGACCGACGAGCGCATCGCCTTCCTGCTCGCCTGTCCGAAGTATACCCGCACCGGGCGGAATGATAAGCCCGCCTACATCAAGACGGAGAATCCGAATCATCACCTTCAGAAGCTCGGCGATTGCTGGTGGCTGCGCATCCGCCGGCGGAAGACGAACATCGTCCACAACCTAGGCAAAGACCTAGAGACCGCCCGCAAGAACCGCGACGAGATGCTCGCGGCCTATGACGCCGGCAAACCCATCCCACACCTCGACCAATGAGCACCCCGACCCGCTTCGTCGCCTTCGGTGACAATCACGGCGACATGGCCGACGAAAACGCCGTCGAGGCCCTGGTCGAGTTCATCAAGGACTACAAGCCGACCGTGCGCGTCCACCTCGGCGACTGCTTCGACTTCCGATCCCTGCGCCGTGGGGCTGGACAGGATGCCGAAGGCGCCGAGTCCCTCATCTCCGACATCGAGGCCGGCGAAGCCTTCCTTGAGCGCACCAAGCCCACCGTCTACCTGATGGGCAATCACGAGCACCGCGCCCAAGCCCTCCAGCACACCTCCGGCTCCGCCCTGGTGCGTGACTACTGCGCCGACCTCGAGGCCCGCATCAAGACCGCCGCGAAGAGCTGCGGAGCCAAGACCATCCTGCCCTACCACGCCGAGAAGGGCGTCTATCGTCTCGGCCAAGTGGCCTTTATCCACGGCTACGCCCACGGCCTGAACGCCACCGCCGAGCAGGGTAAGCATTACGCCGACCGCGGAGGCGCTCTGATCCACGGACACACGCACACGCTCGCCCAGGTTAACTTGACCAAAGCCGAAGGAGGCGCCGCGTTCTCCGCTGGCTGTCTCTGTCAGAAGGACGCCATGGCCTACGCGTCGCACAGACTGGCGACCAGCCGTTGGGGGTCAGGCTTTGCCGCCGGCTGGGTCGACGGCAAGGACTGGAAGGTCTGGCTCGTCCACCGTGTCGGCTCCCGCTGGGTCTGGACAACCGACCTCAAGGTCTTCACCCCGAAGGCCCGATGAAGCGCTTCGATGCCCACGCCCTCGTCGCCGCGATCAACGCAGGAGACACACCCGAAGGCTGGCACAAGACCATCGAGGTCGTCCGCCTCCTAGGCTACAACACCCGAGCCGGAGTCGCCCTGCCTCTCGCCCGCATCGTCAAGGCTGGCTACGCCGAACAGAAGACCGTCCGCCGAGGCCGCTTCATCTATCGCCTGTCGCCCAGGTTCAAGACTTGGGCCGCCGCCAAGGCCGCAGCTGAAGCCCTCGACAAGTTCAAGGCCCCCAAGGGATGGGTCACCCTCTCCGAGTATGCGCACAAGCACCGGCGCACCGTCCGCGGCGTGCAATACCGTATCGACGGCATGGCCCTGCCTGTCCGCATCCTCCGCAACCCTCGGAGCGTCCCCTACTACCGCAAGTCCGACCTCGACCGGGTCTGTCGTTAAAACATTTGACGCAGGGCCTCCACGCCCCCATCCCTCCCCTCCTCTCTTCTCATGATCCCGCCGAACAACGTCGCCGCGGAACGCCATCTCATCGGCGTCCTCCTCCGCGATGCCCTCCCCTTCCCGCCAGACCTCAAGGCCTCCGACTTCTTCGACCCTACGCATCAGGACATCGTGGGGGCCGTGCTCTCCCTGGGCGTTGACGGCATCCCTGCCGACGAACTGACCGTCACCCAGAAGCTGCGCGAGATGAAGTCCCCGGTCGAAGCCGGCACGGTCTCGCTGATTGTCACCGACGCGGGGACGAACGCTTACCGCCCCGAGCACGTCGACCTGATCACAAGCGCCGCCCTGCTACGTCAGGCCGCAGACGCCGCGGCGAACGCCACCGACCCGGATACCCTCCTCGAGCATTATGCCCGCCTGTCCGAGCAGCGCAAGGCCACCAAGCGCGAGAAGGACACCGGCGAATGGTTCGACCTCGACGCCCTCGACGCCTTCAACCCGCTCGACGACCCGACCGTCCTCGTCGGCAAGGCCCGCCGCTGGCTATGCCAAGGTTACGCGGTGAGCATCGTCGGCTTTTCCGGCACCGGCAAGTCCTCCCTGATGATGCAGATCGCGACCTCGTGGGCCCTGGGGCAATCGACCTTCGGCCTGACTCCCGTCCGCCCGCTCAGGACGCTCATCCTCCAAGCTGAGAACGACGGCGGCGACATCGCCGAGGCTTGGCAGGGCTCGACGTGCAAGATGACCGAGAGCGAGAAGACCAGGCTCAAGCAGAACATCGCCATCGTCCGCGACACGAAGCACATCGGCACGGCCTTCCCGGCCTTCCTCGAGAACCTCATCGTCAAGCACGGCGCCGAGGTCGTCTGGATTGACCCACTGCTCGCCTACGCCGGCTTCGACATCGCCGATCAGTCCCTGACCACCGACTGGCTGCGCACGCAAGTCGACCCAGTCCTCAAGCGAACCAAGTGCGCCATGATCTACATGCACCACACGACCAAGCCGAAGTCGGCCGACGACCTGGACAGCATGACCCCCTCTCAGCTCGCCTACCTCGGCGCAGGATCCGCGGAGTGGGTGAACTACAGCCGCGACGCCGGCTTCCTTTACCGCACGAAGGGCGAGCCCGCCCGGTACAAGTTCGGCTTCTCCAAGCGAGCCTCCCGTTGCGGCCTTCAGGACATGGACGGCAACTGGGCGAAGTCCGGCTTCGTCTACCTCCAACACTCCCCGGAGGCCAAGGTGCTCCGCTGGGAATACGCCCCGACAGCTGGCTCCGACCCCGCCCCCCAGCGTACCGATTACGGCCACGCTAAGGGGTCTAGGAGCCGTCCTGACTCCATGTAAGGGGTAGGACACTCCTGACCGCCTAAATGCCCCCTCAGACCCTTAATCATGACCTCGTCGCTAGGGTATGCAAGTCCGTCTACCCTAGGGTAGTTATTTATACTTCTACCCCCTATGCTGGCGCACGGGGGAAGATAAATAATATTGAGGCCGCACCTTCCCGAGTTAACGCACCATGCCCCGGAAACTGACCCCTGCCCAATTGGCCTACCTCGCTCTCAAGCGCAAGATCTCCGAGCGCCGCAAGTGGCTCTGGAAGCACAAGCGCAAGACCATGGAGAAAGGCCGCGTCAAGGCGACCGTCAGGGCGACCGAAGTCCGCCAGGACGTAAACACCTACCTCCTCGATACCGTCAGGACTTGGCCGGCAACCCTGACCCCCACGCAGCTCGAAGCCTACCTCCTAGCCCTTCCCTATCACCGCAAGGGAAAGAAGCGCCGCATGAGACGCGACTCCCTGATCCGCCGGCTCCGCCTCCTCGGCCTCATCGATTACGTCCCGAGGACTAACACCTGGCACAACCTTTGCACATTGCCCCCGTCAAAACCTTCAGCACCGTCCGAGATGAATGACCAAGGCCCGACTGAATGACCTGACCGCTCCGGCGGAAGAGGCACGGTCGTTTGACGCGTGGTTTTTCTCTCAGCCGAAGAAGATGCAAGAGAAGATGCGCAACTCCGGCGTGCTGCCTTACCGCGAGATGGTGCAGTCTCGGCACGTGTTCAAGGTTAAGGACGAGCACACCGCCTGGATGAACACCGGCACGGATGAGCACGTCGAGGTCGATGCGTTCATCTCCCGCGATCTCGTGGCCGTGATGCTCAAGGCCTTCATCGACGCCTTGGCCATGTCAGATAACTTCTACTTCCGCCGGCACGTCGAGCTGATCAGGTGGGCGCTCAGTCTTCCCGGCTGTCTGTCCTCGCGTATGATCGCACGCATGTACGGCAAGAGCCACGAGGCCATGCGCAAGCGTGCCCGGTCAATCCAACTGGCCGTCAACTCCGACGCCCACGGCCTTTTCCCTCACTGCAACTCGAAGCGAGATAAGATGCGCGTGACGTTTGACCGTCATATAGGCTCATAAATTAATGACCGATTGTCATATGCATTTGATTGATGTTTTTCATATCGGATTTGGCACGTCCGCCAACCCCCCTAAGGAATCTCTTTTGGGCGGTTTTCCGCCGCGTTGGACGACACC